TTCAACATTTGGAGTAACCTCTACAGTACCTAAATCCTCTGGTCCTAGGGCAGTGATACCTTGTTCTTCATCCACGTTTGTTCTCCATGTGTCTATCTAGTTTATCTTCTAGTCTACGCAAATAATCTAATACTTCCTTAAAATCAGATTTAAAATCCTTTTTAGGTAGATACTCTTCTCTAGTTTTATTAAGTAGTATTTGTAATCGTTTTACTTCTTGAAACATTTTATTAAATGCCCAACCAAATCCAGTAGCTAACAGTGTGAGCAAGATGTTCCATAACATCATGTTATCCATCATTAGCTTTTCCTATTAGCGATTAACTGACCTAGATTATCCTGCGGAAATAAACCCCCAAACTGCTCCCCTTGTTTAAGAGACGCAATACCTTTACTATTTGGAGTGATAGGTAAGGAAGCAGTTTGTACTGGTTGTTCCGTTATTCTGTTAGGTGGTTGAATGTTAATGTTGGGTCGTGAAGGTTGTATGTCGCCTATTGTTTGTTGTGGTGTTTCTTTTGGTACATCTGCTTGAGCCATAGTTGTTGTTTCTTCTAATTCTTTTATCTCAGAAGTTTCATCTTCATCTACTGGTTGTTCAAAAAGAAGTTGATGTAAGTATACTTCTGTTGCATCAATTAAACTTAAATCTCCAGTTCTCTCAGCCTCTTTTCTCATATCATCTAATAATCGACCTGACCATGTTCCCAATAAATTAGGTTTTCTAAAAACTTCTTTTCCACCATCAACAATAGATTTCATAAAAGTTTCGCTAGTTAATAATTTACTCATTAAATATGGTGAGAAAGACATAGTAGCCATTCCTCCTCCACCAATTACGCCACCTACGGTACCTCCGATTGCAGCTCCAGTGGCTCCACCAATACCACTAAATAAAGGATATACTAAAGCAAGTGTACCTATAGCATTACCAGTTCTGGAAAAATTTTCGTATTTCTCTCCACTCAAATAACTCTTTAATATGTCTGATAGATCATCTATATTTTTTCTTAACCCAGAAGTGCCAAATATTTCGTCTTTAGCAGATTTAGATATTTTACCCCAATTAGTAATAAAGGTGTTTGGACTAAAACCTTCTTCCAGTAAAGTGCCATCAGGATTTTTAACTCCTAGTCTAAACAATACAGAAGAGGCTAATTCATTTCTATCTTCAGGTTTTAAATTTTTTACTATTTTTTTTATCTTTTCTCCACCACCAGATAGTGCTGAAGGTCCTATTGCCAAATTAAAAATTCTGTCAAATTTTTCACTGTCTCCAAAATCTAATATATCATTTAATGAGCCTTTTAATTCCCCTTTTGTTTCTCTAACATATTTACTAGCATCTTCATATGCTTTTAATGCTTTTTTACTTCCTACTGCTTCAATACCAGACCTCATATCACTTTCGATTGCATCAATAGATTTTCCAATTGATTTTCTAATAACTTCGTTATTCATACCTTCAGATTTTGTATTTCTTAACATACTTAACAGTTCACTTCTTCTTTTATGTAAAGTGAGAATAGTTAATCCATCTTTATTTTTTGATGCTTTTTGTAAATCTGAAACTATGTTTAAAACTGGTGTTATAGCTGATTTAATTCCTCCTTCAGCTAAGTCATCTTCTAATTCATCTTTTACACCTTGTATGCTAGGTGTATTAACTCTGTTAGGAAAAACTTCATCTAATTTACCGTACAGTCTGTCTGTTTCTCTACGAACTTTTTCAGCATAATCTTGAACACCACCTAATAATCTTTTGCCAATAATATCTTTTTCTACATTTCCACTACCGTACTTGTTTCCTATTGTTCTAACTGCATTACTTACACCTTCATTAAACTCTTTTACTTTTTTTGTAAATGCACCTACCCCAAGAGGTGAATTAATCATAACTTTTTCTACAAATTGCACCGTAGGACTTTGCGTAGCTAAACCTATTGTTGGTATTTTTAATCCTAAACTTGCAGCTTTTTTAGTTAATTCTTTTGCTTTTTCTTTTGATTGTTTTCCTATACCTAATAATAGTTGACCTATCTTTGGCGTAACTTTTCTACCTGCTTCAACCAAAGCATCAACAGATCTTATACCAGCAGCTTCAATACCTATGTTACTTAACATTTTAATAATTTGACTAGACATCTTTCCTCGGCTAACTAACTCTTTACCAGCTGTTGTTATTAACATATCTACAGCTCTATCATATAATTGACCTCCTGCCTCAGATCCAAGGGCAATGGCTGTTGGAACAGTATATATTTCTTCAGGAGTAAGTGCTTGAGGTCCTAATTGTCCTAAAACAGTCACAGTAGTACCAGCTAAAGTTCCACCAATATTTTCTGCTATAGTTCTGCCAAAAGATGCTACATCTCCTACACTCAAACCTTTTTCATTGTATACCTTTTGTACTTCTTTTCCATTTACTATATCAGTGTATATAAAATTATCATCTCCTATGTCTAAGTATTCTCCTATAGAAACTTTTTTTGAGATTGTTTTATTAGGATCATTTGGGTTTTCTGTCTGTATATTAATTGTTTTTGATGTGGGTATGGCATCAGGATAGAATTGTTTAATAATAGCAAGTCTTTCTTCTGGCTTATCTCTATTACCAACTTTAGCTCTCAAAGATGCTGATGCACCTTCAGATAAATCAATCTTTGGTATAATGGTTTCAACATTTTCGTCATTTTCTGGAGTACCTGGTGGAGCTATAGTGCCATCTTTTAATATCAGAATTGGACTAATTGCTAATCTATTATTTGATAATACTGTCATTAGTTTATCGAAGCTCCTCCAGTGTCGTTATCTGCCTGATTGTTTTTTATAGTTTTGTTATCTTTGAACACACCACTTTTCCATTGATCTTCTAGAGTCATACCATTAACTATAATGTCATTAACATTATCATAAATTTGAACTGGTTGATCACTATTTATAAGTTTAATAATTGTTCCAAATTCTCTTTCCATAGCTAATAATTTTTGTTTTACTACTTCTTCTGAGTCTATAACTGTAGGAACATATAAATTTTGGTATCTGTCAAATTCTTGTTTTGTTATGGCTGCACCTGATCTTTGTCTTAGTAAAGTTTCTACTGCTCTTTGCATACTTCTTGCATAAGAACGAGCACCAGTTTTAAGTGCCTTTATAGCATTTGGAGTCAACAAAATATCTGTTTGTAATTTACCATCTTTAAATAGTTTTCTTCTTACATTAGCTAAGTCTTGAATAACTGAACTTGCAGAGGCTAAAGTTTTCTTTGCAGCATCAGGTAAGTTTACTCTACTTGCAATTACAATATCACTACTTTTACCTTTTCTAAAGGCATCATAGTCTATAGGTCTTTCTAAAGCTGCTTGAGCTGTTTCTGATTGTTGTACTTCATTATCTTGATTAGCATAAAAATCTTCACCTAAATTTGCATAAGTCCATAAGTTCTCAAAGACTTCATCTCCATATATATTCTTTAAATTTTTAACATAATCTAAGTCTCTTACTACTCTTTGCTCTTCAACACCACCAGGTAATTTAACTGTTACTCTTTTTGGTTTAGATTCAGCTTCTGCTAATAAAAACGCTTTAGCTATATCAGCTTGTCCAAATGAAAACCTTCTACCAGCATCTAAATCATCTTTACCTTTTTGAAAAATATCTACCATAAAACTAATAGGTTTTAATGATGTTGGTGGATCAATATCTTTAACTTCTGATAAAGCAGTAGTTCCATAATTATCATATATAAACACAGAATCTTTTGGTAACAAGTCTACTGTTTGTCCTTGTTTGTATTCTGTTCCATCAGATAATTTTACATCTGTTTTTAAAGTAAATTTTTTAGTTTCAAATTTAGGTTGTGTATCTGTTTCTTTTTCTACCTCTACAAAAGTGTCAACTGGGTATTGAGCTAGAGTAGCCTCCTCTAAACTAATTATTCTTCCCATCTCAGGAGTAAATACTTGATTTCCAATTTGTACTTTGCCAACACCTGGTTGTAACTTATATTGTTTAGGTGCAGTCGTTTTTGTCTTTGTTCTTTGACCTTCTAGTTGTGCAATTTGCAAGGCAGCATTTGCTGAACCAGCAAGTCCCTGACCAGTAGCTGCTAATAAACCAGATAACTGTGATTGACCACCTTGAGTCTTACCTTGTAACAATGCACTCGCTAAAGGTAATAAAGTTAACGCAACTCTTTGGTCTCTGTTAAACACTGGTGCACTAGTTGTGGTTGTGGTTGTAGGTGTTACGACTGTTGGTTCTTTATTATCATCAGTTTCAGTATTATTAGAATTTTGTATAGTATCTCTTAATTCATCATCTGCTGTTTTACTTGTTATAATATTTTCTGCCATATCTATTCTAAGGTGTATTTTGTCCCATTGGTTTTAATAAATTATATGCTGCATATGCTCCTATACCAGCTCCAGCTGCTTGTGCTAATGGATTAGCACCTGGACCAGTTGTTGCTGTAATCTGTGAAGCGGTAGTTGGTAACGCTGTCATAATACCTTTTGCAAATTCTACTCTTTGAAATGGTTCAGCTTGTCTTGCCACTTCTGTAGCTCTTGCTGCTTCCAAACCTTTTTGTGCAATATCTCTTTGTAATTGACCTGTCGATAATTGTTGGCTTATATCTTTTTGAGCCATTTGTTGTTGTGTTTGTCCTAAGTTAGAAAACGCATTTGCTTGATTTAATAGAGTTTGTGTTTGAAACTGTTGTTGGTTTTGAGCCGAGGCTCGTGCATCTCTAAACGCATCTGCTTGAGCTTGCCCAATTAATCCTAATCGTAGTCTCTCTTCTTCTGCTTTTTGAACACCTTCTCTACCACCACCAAAAGCTCCAGCTCCTATAGCTTGAGCAGATTGTTGATTATCTTTTATTGCACTTTGTCTATTTATTTCATCAATAACATATCGTTGATAAGGGTTCATAAAAGAATCAATTAAGCCACCTTGTTGTGTAATATCTTGCATTGCTGTTTGTCCAGCAGCTACAGCACTACCAATTCCAGCTTGCACTGGAACTGCACCAATACCAGTTTGTGTAGCTTGTGTGAAAGCTTGTGACTCTAAAGGAGAAGGACCAGCTACTTGATATTCTGGTATAGTCATAGGTTGTCTAGCTAATTCTATAGCTTGGTCATACAGAGCAAGTTTTCTAGCTTCTATCTCTGGAGCTTCTCTTGATATAGTTTCTTGTTTGCCAGTGCCACTTGGTGCTGGAGCTGGAGCTGGAGATCCACCACCACCAAAAAAACCTTTAAGTCCAGTTTTTGAATTTACTTTACCAGAACCACCTAATTCTTTTAAAATCTTTACTTCATAAGGATTAACATGAGCTAACTCTGTGTCTTCATATTCTCCCTTGGTAGCTATATCATTGTATAAATCACTATATAACTTTACTTTAAATTTATTTGGTAATAATTTAAGTATCCATTTCATAAAAAATCCCTTTATCTTCAAACTTTAAATTTTTGTTTTTTTTTATAACCTTTGCCCAACCTTTTCTTCCAATTATTTCTACTCCTTTGCAACCACTTACTACTGCTTCATTTTTAAAAAATGATTCTATTTTTTTTATATATCTTATTACTGATTTACCACCACAAAATAAAATAGATAAAACTTGTTTATTAGGGTATAAAGTACGTTGAGTAACAAAAACACTTAACAAAATATCACCATAAACTACACCCCATAATTTCATTTGCCCAGATTTAATCTTTTCTAATGTAGTCTCTAAAGTATGTCTACCGTTGCTTAAATCTATTGCATCTTTTATTTTTACAGAAGCTTCACCCCAATATACATCTGCATCTAAAGAGAGTATTTGTATCATGATGTAATGTCATAAATCCTTTTAAACTGATCTTGTTGTTTATAAAAAAATTTAGCACCCATCCTACGCATCTCTTTAAAATCCTCTGGGTTGGCTCCTTCCATAATTCCAGCTCCTAATATTGCATCAGCTCTACTAACAAACTCTCCGTCAGCTAACTGTGCAAGCATAGTATCTTTATCTTTGTCCCCATTGCCACTTCCATCTTCTACATATCCAGTAGCTCTAACATAATTATTAACATCTCCTTCATCGTGATCAATTTTACTAGGAAGGTAATTTACACCACCTTCTCTAAATCTTTTAATTTCTGCTAATCCACCTTCTTTTGCACGATACATTTCTTGATTAGTAAAATCATATACACTTGGTTGCACTGCACCTTGTTGTGAAGGATCTGGTGCGTAAGAGGCTCGTTGAGTAATACCTTGTAAATTTTCTGTAGCTCTCTTATAAGCTTCTGGTGCTACACCTTCAAAGTTTGTTGTAAATTGTTGTCCTGACATATCTACTGGTGGAGCATCTGGTGCAGTTAAACCAGAATATAAAGTGCCTGCTCCAACTCCAGCTCCTATCGCTAAACCTGTTCCTTGTGCTCCAATATTTAACAAACCACCTTTTGTGGCTGCATCTGCTCCTGTAAATAATGCCTTACCAGTTCCAAATTGACCACCAGCTAATCCATATGCACCTAATGCACCTATTCCGCCTGCAATTAATGAGTCTCGGTTACTAGCTCCACTAGCTTTTGCTAGCAAAAAACTGCCTACTCCAGCTGCTATAGGTATTAGTGGTGTCATAAAAAAAACTCCTTAGTTTGATATATAAGGATATTCTACTATTTATTGACTGAAGTATCAATACTTTGGGACATCATTTCGTCAATTAACCTACCTGTAAATTGATAATCTCCAACATGAGTAATATACTCTGTGACAAGAGCATGACATTTACCTCCTATTTTTGTCCATAATCTAGAGAAAGCAAAGTCTTCGCCATAGTACCTTTTCTTCTCTTCATCGTAGTAAGTATCAAAAAAGTTGTACAAATGAGGTTTTAATCTTTTCTTACCATCTACTACAGTCTCTTGATTAATTTGCATGTGACCGTAATGTTTTATCATTTTATCAATAACTTGTCTTTTCATTAATAGACAACCAGTAGGAGTAAAAGCTAACTCTATCATTTCATTAGTCACTTCAATATCATTTTCTTCGTCTTTGATTCTTACTGGAAACATGTTACCACCAGTTGATGCTTGTAATTCTGACATATTTGGAATGTCTTTATATTTAGCAAAAACTTTATCCCATTGTATCATTTTCATAGGATACGGTATGCTTAATAACTCTACATTTTTTTCTAACATTTTTAATATAGACATAGGCTCAAATAATATGTCGCTATCTATAAATAATAAATGCGTACAATCTGTTGCCATAAAATCTGCAACACATAAATTTCTACCTTGTGTAACTAAACTTGATTTCATAGTTTGTAAATAAAAATCAATATTGTTTGAATGACATACACTTTGTAATTTTACTATTGATTGTAAATAATGTATTGTAACATTGCCATGCACTGGGGTAGCTACAAATAATTTTATTTTATTTTTGTCTATAACTTCATTGTTTTGCATCTGATATTCCTCGTAAAAATGTAGTCCACTCTAAAGCTTTCTTTTCCCAACTATAAAATTTTTTTGTAAATTCTTGTTGCATCTGTAAATGTTCATAAACTTGTGGTTCGTGTATCGTGGCTACTGCTCCTCGTATCGCATGTGCAAAAGCAGTTGATAAAGCTCTGTAATTCTGATCATAAGTGACATACACAGGAAACTCTGAACAAGTTTCATACAAAGCTCCATAGTTGGTCACAATACAATACAATCCTCCAGCCATAGCTTCCAATGCAGAGTTACAACTTGTTTCCTCCCATATACTAGGGTAAGCAAACATATGATACCTATACATCATTTTTTGTATAAAAGAATGTTCTTTATATCCTATGTAATTTACATTTGGTAACTTCCTTGCTTGCTCATACAAAGCTTCATACTTTTCTTCGTGTAATTTTCCAAACTCTTCTCCGTATATACGACAAGAACTAAACACGTCTACTTCAACATTAACATCTTGTAATTGTTGCATTGCACCAAGTAGAACATTAAGACCTCTCCAAGGCGTAACTTGAAATAACATTCTTACTCTATCGCCTTTATGAAACCTTATTCTGTTTGGAAAATTATTAACCCCATTTTTTATCACATGACATTTATGAGTAGGTACTTCAAACATCATGCGAAACTTTTCATAATTCCAATGTGAATTAAAAATGTACCAATCATAATTATCGTGATTGCTTTTGTCTTTAAACCAAGGTGCTATGTTAGGTTGATCGTAACTATTTTTTTGCCATAATATATTTATTTTATTATTATCTATAGGTATTTTGTTTGGTATAGAAGTGCATATTTGAAACTTATTTAACAAGTCTTCTTCTACATAGTGTTCTAAAAACCTATGTTGTATTTCTGTACCACCTTGAGGTTTCATCTTCCGTACTCCAATACTATCTCTTCATTTTTCTTTATTTTTTTTGAGGTTACTACATTGTAAATTATGTAATCATCCCAATCTTGTGTAATACATAAGTAACAATTTGGTTTACTAGAATGATTAATAAAACCACCTAAAGGTGTTCTTATATATCCAACTATCATGGGAACTTTAATATGTGTACTACCTAAATCATGTTTTTCTTTTAAATTACAAGATGCAAATATACCATGTCCTTCTATCTTACTTTTATCTATGTACACTTCTTCTGGTAAAGGTTTATAATAAAACCTATCATATTTTACTTTCATTCTTGTGTATCACTGAGTAAAGATAAAGCCTCTGGAGGTACAATTATTTTTGTATCTACCGCTATATCTTCTTGCTTTGTATCTGTATTTGGATTTTCAACATCGTGTTGAGCATCTTCTTTACTTTTGTACAACACATTAGTTTTTTTATTTCTATATGTTGTCTCGGAATCACAATGAATTGTTTTCATAGCACTTAATATCGCATAAAGTTAAGGACATATCAACAAAAAACTTTACTTTATGTAAACCAAGCCACCATACTGTATCTTACTCCACTCTCTACTTTTTCCACAGAATGAGGATATAAAAAAGTGCTAGGGAAAACTAATAAATCACCTGTGTCTAATTTATAATCTAAAACTTTATGTTGCTTTTCATTATCGTGAAAACAAATTTTACCCCCTTCATAATCATTATTTAGATTTATAATAATTGATAGTGTTCTCCTTAATAAATAATGAGCATCAACATGCGGTTGATAAAAATGACCTTTTCCATATTTCAAGAGATTGATGTCTTCTAATTTCATATGTTCATTCATGAATGTAAATTTTGTAGCATAATGGTTTATTGCTTTTCCACATATAGCAAATAAATGATTTTTATATAAACTATCATTTTTGTTATCTTCTGAAAAAAAATAACTTAATACGTTTCTAGATTTTGTATCTAAAACATTTTTTTTATCTCTCATTACCTTTGCTTTTTCAACACAAACTAGATCTGCGTACTCTATAATATTTTTACAGAAACTTTCAGGTATCGTGTTTTTATAATGATATACTGCATCAAGAATGTGCATTACCCATTCTCTTGGCTTCTATCTATTAAAGCATAAGATATAATGCCTTGTATTTCGTTAGCTGTTCCTGCCGTAAGTTTTAAAATGTCCCCCTCTTCCAACACTAATGTTTGAGATATTATTTGTCTAGTCGTATTAGCTGAAAGAGAAACATTATCTATTCTAAAAGTTGTAGAAGCACTAGTATCGGTAACTTGTGTTACTAAATTTACGTTACCAGTAGATCCGTTGTGCACTTGTATTTGTTTTACCAAACACCTACCACTTGTAGGAGAAGTTAAAACTGAAGTAGTATCAGTTGTACTTAAATTAAAGCCAGCATTTTTATATTGTATTGTCATGACAAAAACCAGTTAAAAGTATTTTGCTCGTTTTGTATTTCTTGTTTATACGAAAAATTTAATTTTTCTATTATTTGAAACAAAGCCAAATTTATTAATCTTTGGTTTTCCACGCTATATTCTTGTTTTGGCTCTGGTATAAAAGTTACAATTTTAGCCACTATGCTGTGCTCCTCTGATTTGTTTTTCTAATAGATTCTTTGCCTTTTTTAGCTATTTCTACTACTTTGAATTTTCCCATAACTTTTGCTCTTTGTTCCATGACTGTCAATATTTGTATTTTTCTTGCAAAAGATTTCTTTAATTTTTTTACCTTCTTAACAGTTTCTCTTGCATCCGTAGGTGTTTTAAATTTTATTTGTACTGTGTCTTTAGGGTTCTCGTCAGTATATAATCTTCTACCACTACCTTTTGGTTTTTTTCCTGTACCTTTTAAAGGGTCTTTTTTTATCATAACTATTTATCTTTTGTATTAAAGCTTATCACTATTCTTTCATTTTTTGAAGTATGTTTTTCTACATAATGAGATATAAAACTTGGAAAAAGAATCATTAAGTTTTCTATAAACTCATTATCAAATATATGATTAAATCTATTAGATATACTTTCTAACATACCTCCATATGGGTGTAAAAACTTTGTGCCATTATCACAACCCTTAATATATATTATGCCACTATAAACAGAATTAGGGTGAGTATGAATAATGTGATGATTATTTTTTTTGTAAGATTGCACCCAACTATTACCCAAATTTAAATCAAGTTTAGCTAATATCTCGTCTATGTTGTTTTTTAAGTTTTTAAGCATCGGAAAGTCTAAAATATTATTTCTTGTGTATGATGTCAAAACTTCTTCAGACGCAGAAAAAGATTTTGTATTTTCTATTAAAATAAAAATTTGTTCTTTTTCTTGTTTTGTTATTTGTAATTTATGCTTGTAAAAATAATCATTAAAAGGGTTAAACTTTTCCATAAACTATTTACATCCTAATATACTAATTTATCTTTAGTTTTTTTTGTTACTTTTTTCTTTTTCTTTTTTTCTTCTTTACTTACAAAAGCTTTATATATTATATCAGGAGGTGCTTGAAAATAACAGAATTGATTATGATAAAACACTTTAAAGGATTTTTGTTTATGTAAACCCCATTTAAAAATTTTAGAATTTTCTTTTATTAATTTTACAAAAAATTCATATGATTTAGGATATTCGTTTTTTGTAAATTTCCATATTTTAGATGCTTTTAAAACAATTGCATATGGATTAGAGGTATGGTCACTTTTCCATACTACATCTTTATCAAAACTTACTACTCCTTTTATTTCCACTCACTATTCTCTCTCTATTTATCTTCTTCCGTCTACTTGAATATCAGCTTTAAATGTTCCATATCTCCAACTTTCATTAGTAGTAGTGTTTTCTATTTTTAAATTAACTGCTCTAGCTCTAGCTCTAGTATCAACTTTTGTTGTGGTTGAAGAAACAGTAAAAGGTCCAAGACTACTACTTGCTTCAGTGCTTGATGGAAAATCTTTTAAATTAATTGTTACTTTTGCATTTCCAGACAAAGCTCTAAAGTCTGGTATAAACCTACTTATTTTTATAAAAAACTCTCCTGTGCTAGTAACCCCTTCACCAGGTATGTTTAACTTGACTTCAAAATCCCCACTTTGAATACTACCAACTATAGCTGATACAGTGCCATCTGCCAAAACTTGATTGTTACCTTTTTCGTGTGCATACAAAGTCGTAGCACCATTTGTATTAGTAGCTCCTTGTATGGTTGGAAAATTAGGAATAGCAGTTGCGTTAAACTCAGTTGCATAAGGATTGTCGTAAATAGTTTTATCGTAATATGTAGTCCTACCTAAAGAACCTACAGTCCATACACCCTCTAAATAATTGAGAGAAACAACTCTATCTATTTGTGAAGAACCATTTTTAGGATAAAACCAATTTATTTCACTAAATAAAGAATTGTAACCTGCGTAAATAATATCACCACTATTAAAATTTATTCCTAAATCATTTGTATCTTGTGTGGTAAAAACAAAGTCTTCTACCGAACAATCTATTTTTTTTACTGTTCCATCATACACATAAAAACCACCAGCTTGTCCCATCCAATAGACCACTCCGTTTACAGCTATCATTGCGTGTTGACCCATTAGACCACAGTTGCTACCTACTTGTTGAATACCAAAAGTAAAAGGAGGTCCTATAAAAGTCATAGAGTAAGCAGAGGTATTAGTTAATATTAAAATGTAACTGCCAACATTAACTGCACCAACAATTCTAGTTCCTGAGTCTAATCTAAAAGTTCCAGCTGTGTTTGTGGATGTAGGAGTGTAATCAGATTTATTTTCTTGGTCAGAAAATCTTATAAACATTTTATCTTGAGATTGAGTGCCAATAGTGGTTTCTGTTCCAAAGTGTATTAAATGTCTATCTCTATCAGAAACCATAGTCATAACACTTTGTATTGGATTAGTAGAAACTACAGTTGCTCTTGTAGTTAAAGCATTTGTAGCTGAAGGAATCCATTCAAAAGTTTTGTTGTTTCTAACTGTAGCAATTAAGATTTCTCCGAAGTTGTCTAAAGACCAATTTCCAGGTTCTAAATTTACTTCTGCTTCTCCAGAAGCTTCACCCCAAGATATAAAAGATGTTGCATCTTCTACTGTAGCACCACTGTCGTGAGAAGCTCTAGTAGAACCAGAAACTCCTCTTACTATACCTGTCAAATCATTACTGGATACTCCACTATAAGATATTAATTCACCTCCAACTAATATTGTGCCAGAAGAACTAAAACCTGTAGTGCTAGTTAAAGTAATATCTGTGCCTGAACCTCCAGTTCCAAATGCGTTATCACCTAAAGCTCCATTTAAAGTAGTGCTTATAATAGAAGATGTTTCTCCACCCCATAAGCCAGTACCCCAACCATAACCAACTGTTTGTACTGCGTCACCCACTCTAAAGTAAGGATTTACAGATACAGATCCTGCGGCTGTCATACCACTTCCTCCTTCAGAAGCACTCATGGTTACTGTAAAATTATTTGCAGTTCTTGTTAATACTTCAAAAGTGTTTGTAGTAAAATTTGCATCAGTAAAATTAGTAGCACCTCCTCCAGGTAAAGTAACACTACTAAATGTAAATAAATCTCCTATCTGTAAACCATGATTTGTTTTATTTACTGTAACTGTAGCACTACCATTAGTTGATGATAAAGTACATAAAGTAACAGCAGTATCTAAAGGACTTATATCGTAAAATGCTCCTGCATAATATAAAAAAAGTCCTTTGTTTGTGCCAACTACAATATATCGTTTTCCCTCTAAATCCGCCCATATATGCGTATCTCTTCCGACACCAACTAATGTACTAGAGGTAGTTTGTTCCCATCCTCCTATTTTTTCAGGGTATCCGTAGCGAAATCTAACATTATCGCAATCTATCCACTTGCCTTCTGCTCCAGTGGGTGTAACTTGTTTATTTATTCCAGATACAATTTTTACTTCTGATAAAGCCATATGAATAGTATAATACTTGAATTATATTTAGTCTATGTTAGTTTTGAAAAATGAAGATTACTGGAATTAATAATCTTAATCAAACACATTTATACACTACAACAATCACATATCCAAGAACTGTAGAAATATATCAAGGACATTACCCAGAAAAACATATCTTACATAATTTAAAAATTAAAATAGATGAGTATTTAAAAACTAAACTTGATAAAAACCAAACTAATGTTTATGGAAAAAAAACAGATTTTTTTGCTTTTAATGAAGAAGAAAATTATATTTTATTTTTAAGGTATATGATAGATAAAATTGTTAATTCCTTAGAAGGTCATATTTTTAATCACTTTGATACTAGATTTGAGGTACAAGCATGGGCTAATGTTTTAGAGAAAGATGACTATGTGCAAAACCATAACCACACTTGTTATCATAGTATTTTATATTTAAGTGAAGGAGCTGACCTAGTTTTACCAGAATTAGGTTTGAGTTTAAGTCCAAGATGTGGAGATTGGTATTTACTACCTCCATATGTATTACATTATTGTAATAAGTATAATAAAGAACAAAAAAGATATAGTTTGATAAGTAATTTTGTAGATAAAAACGATTGGCAAGAATTAAAAAATAAAAAAATAATTACTTAAACACTTTTAAAAAGCAACCATCCAGTAATTATATATTTGTTATTCTCTAAAGGAGGATTACCTCTATGAACATAAGGAAAGTGTGCTGGTGAAACTATAACTCTACCTACTTTAGGATTTATTCTTTTCTTTTGATGTAAAAATTCAGTCTCTCCTGCTTTAAAATCATCGTTTAAATATAGTATAAAAAAAGCAATTCTTTTACACATTCTCTCTATCACATCGTGTTCAATATGCCAAACATGGTATCCTTCACCTGGTTTAGTTTCTTGTAATTTTAAAGAATCGTAATCAAAATCTCTATTACCATAATAGTTTTGAATGCCAGTTCTATTCATCCACATTTTTACGCAAGTGTATAAATTAATCATTAAGGTTTCAAAATCCTTTTCCCATACAGGTAAATTTTCCCAGTTCAAAATCAAAGATGTATCGCTTTTAACATCCATAGAAGCATTTTCAGTAATCCACCTATCGTTGACTTGATTATATTTTTTTTTGTTTTTGTAAAATGCAATAGCTTCTTTACACATAACTTCAGGTATAAAACCGTCAAATGTGCCAATGCAATCTTCTAAATTAAAATTTTTTTGATTCATTAATAAGATGAATAACTTGTGGGTCTAGCTCCTAATCTTGCTATTTTTTCATCTGATGTTTCACCATCTACATTGTCTGCATCCCAAGTTGCTTGAAGAGCTGCTAAATGTTTTGCATCCCATTTATCTATAAACTGTGTTGTAAAATCACCTAAGTCAGCAGCATTCCAAGTTTTGTGTGGTGAGCCGTCTCTATATTCTACAGTATCGTTATAATCTAAATTATCTTTTACATACTGAATAGCCCACACATTTGAAAATTTTGATTGACCCCAAAAAGAATCATCATCAATAGTATAGGGTTGTGGTTGACCTTCACTATTTTTAACACCTTGATTTATTATAATTTTATCTTCAAAAATTACTGTCCAATTGGAAATAGTAGACATAAAACCTCCTATGTTTTAATAATATATAGCACAGCTACATATGGTTGTAAAACAGAAGTTGCCGTACCAGAGAAAGTGGCATTATGACCATGAGCTCCTCCACCACCAGCACTACCTGTATTTGGAGAAGAGGTTAACTTTGCTGTTTGTGGTGGGTTATTACTTCTAAATCCTGGAGTTAAGCCTCCACCTCCACCTGAATGAGAGTGAGATGCCATTTCAGATAAAGATAAAGTGTGGTTAGCTACACTCAAAGTGCCTGCACCAGCTACTGTATTAGCCCCCATAGTAGAAGCTAAAGCTTTAGTTCCTGATTTTCCTATCACCACATTGTCTTGTAAATCAGGTAATGTAAAAGTAGATGAACCATCTCCTGCACCATAAGTAGTGCCAACAACTGCAAACAAAGCAGAGTAAGTGCTTCTTGATACATTCGAACCATCACATTCTAAAAATCCTGATGGAACAGAAGAAGCAGTCCAGGGAACTATAACACCAGTATTTATACCTTCAATACCAGACAGGTTAGATCCATTAAAATTATACCTTGTTGCTTCATAATTTGCCATAGTTACTCCTATTTATCCTTATATGTCCATCCTGTTGTAGCATTACCAGAAAAAACTAAAGTAAATGCAGCACCCTCTGTTGCTACAACTAAATCACCTGCTGCACCAAGTATATTGCTACTATTTCTTCCTACTGTTAAATTATTTGAATCAAAAGTTAATCTTTGATCATTAAAAGTAACTTCATCTCCAGTTGAAGGAGATGCAGGTAGGGTAACGGTAACTGCTCCACCATTTGTGTCCACGAATAATTGTGCTCCAGCTTGTACTGTTTCTGAAGCTGTTATTACTCTCCATTTTTTGTATTCATTTGCTAATACAATGTTTGTTCCATCAGAATATAAAACATAACAATTGCCCTCACATAATAAAACACCAGTTCCACTAGCAGTTTTAAAAGTAAGAGTATTTCCTGCATGGTCTGTCCCATCAATTACATTAAAAACTTTTTCTATACTGTCTGGCAAAGTTACTGTTCTGTTTGCAGCTAAAGTTCCAGTTAATTTTAAAGTAGCGTTTCTAGCATTTGATATTGTACCATCTGTCATAGCTAATGTTACATCTGCGCTAGCTACATCTATGGCTTCATATCCAGCAACTGCTTGTTGTACTAAGTTTAAATTTGTATTAGTTTTTGTTCCCCAAGTTCCAGAGTTCTCTCCGGTAGCCATAAGTTCTAATTTTATATCAGATGAAAATGTTGATGCCATATTTTATCCTATGCTGCTGTGTTTACTTCAGTCCAAGTTACAGTCGTGCCTGTATCTATTTCTGACCATATAATTAGTATAGGAGTACCAACTGTAGCAGTCAACACCACTCCTGTAGGTACTATAAAACTTGTTGTACCGATCGTAACTGATCCAATAGCACTTGTAGATGATACGCCTGTTACACTATAAGTAGATATTGGAGTAATTGATCCAATAGCACCTGTTGATGATACTCCTGAAGGAGATACAGTAGCTGTTCCTGTTAATGTCAGAGAACCTGTGGTGCTAGTTGCACTTACTCCTGTAACATCAACTGGTGTTTTCAATCCTGCAATTACATCACCTACTGAACTGGTAGATGATACTCCAGTTGGAATTTCAGTAGTTGTTTGAACTAAATTTATACTACCTAAATTAGAAGTAGCCACCACTCCTGTTACAGATACAGTAGCTGTAGCTGATATAGTTTGACCGCCAACAGCAGACGAAGCAGATATTCCTGTAACACTCACATCAGCATTAGCTGTAATAGTATTTCCGCCTACAGCACTTGTTGCAGAAACTCCAGAAGGTGCGACTGAGTATGGAACATCCCAAGCTCTGCCACCCCATACACCTCTTCCCCAACCAATACCTGTTAGAAAATCTTCATCAATAGTTACAGAACCTATAGCAGAAGTTGCAGCAATACCAGAAGGTGTTTCTATTCTACCTAATCCAATACTGTTAGATCCTACCGATGATGTTAAGGACAAGCCAGAGACTGTAAAAGGATCTACAGCAATACCTGCAGCAGCGTTACCAACAGAACTTGTAGCAGCAACACCAGTTACAGTAACGGTACAAGTACCTGTAATAGTAGGAGTACCAGTTGAGCCAGTAGAACTTACACCTGTAGGAGTTTGATTTACATCAGACTGTTGATTCCAAGCGTTTTGCCCCCAAGTGGCTTCGCCCCATGCGTTAGCCATTTAAAAACCTAAGCTATTCTTATAATAGCATTTGAATCGTCAGCAGTTGGAAACTGTATTGTAAATGTTCCAGATGTAGCTGTTTTGTCCCCACCAAAATCTAAAACTGCAACTGCAGGATCACCAGATTGTGTATCATTATAGATTAAAGCTCCTCTTGCTGTTAAAGTTACACCCACAAAAGACAAGTCTGCAAAATCTACTACAGCTGTGTTTGAACTTAGAGTAGGTGTTACAGCAGCTAAACTTTTACCTTTTGCTGTGTATCCTGATGGTGAGCTTACCTCAGCATCTGTGGTATAAGATGTAGTTGATTTACCAAGAACCCCACTTGAAGTATACATAGACAACTTAAAGTCGTTACCTCCTGGATTTGAAAAATTATGTAAACCTTTTAACACATCTCTTTTAAAAACATTACAAACTGCACTTGTTGTTATTGCCATATTTTTCTCCTAATAGTTACGGTGAAGGAGATTGAACAGGTAATCTCATTACACCATCATCATATTCTGCTCTTCTGCGTCTACCCATTTGTTGTATTGCAAAAGCCTGTATCTCTTCATTATACTTGTCAGAATATAGTTTGTATATATCACTTGGGCCTTTTAAATAACTAAAACACTCAGTTAAAACACCGTGCAGCAACATAGACTCTTGAAACTTAGCTAAAAATGTTTGATTAGTAGAGGTAAAATGAGGAGGATCTTTTATGTAATTCAATTGAATGTCATATGCTTGATCTGGAACAGGTCCTAATAAAAACACATTTTCATTCCAATTAGCATAATATTTTGGTTGTCCTGTCGCATCAGTAGGATTAAACTCAGCAATAAAAGAAGTATCTCTTTTTTCTAAAAAATCTCTAGTGCTACTGCTAATAATTTGAACAGACCTTATGATTAATTCATCATCTGGTCTATTTAAATACCTTTGACTAGCCACAGTTTGAGCTAACACATACTTTCTGATATCATCGTAATCAACTTTACCAGCTATATCTAACTCGATATTTCTAATAAATTGATCTAATAATGTATCAGACAAAACATTTGAATCTACTTCTGTGTAATTTCTTACTTGTGTTAAAAAATTAGAATGTGTAATACTCATGTTATAACCACACTAAAATTAGTTCCTACAGCTGAAGTAACCTCTAAAGAAGTTAATTTTGTGCCTAAAATATTATCACTTGATGCAGGCAACATACTAGAGTTATTAAAACCATTATCGACATATAAAACAAAATCTTTTTGTGTGTCCGGATGCATTGGCCTTGCGTTAGCTAAAGCTATTGCATCAGCTTTAACATGTTTTCTTCTTATTTGTGGATGTTTCTCTTCATACTCAGAGACATGAACAAAAGAACCATTCCACTCTGTTACCATTTCATTGTAAGGAAACTCCATACCAGATCTATCTGATATTGCTTTTGCATACTTACCTCTAGCATATGCCATCTAAACACCTCTTGGATAATATGTTTGTGGTGTAATATAAACAGATGTTCTTTGACCGTCTTCTGTTAAAGCTCTTTGTATCTCATCTTCATATAGTAATTTACTTTGTTGTGCTAATTGTGGAGCTCTTTTTAAACTTAAATAATAAGCTAGACCTGCTACCATACAAGGTATAAATCTAAACACTACATCTGCTTGATTTGAATATGCACCAGCATCTTCTATTCTTTTTAAATAATAATATTTTAAATATGTATAAGTTGTGGCATCTGGTGTTTGATATAAAGTTATTGTTGGTGTCGTTTGTCTATCTACATAATATTGACTTGGTTGTCCTCTTGAACCTTTATTAGGTAAAGCAGCAAACTCGCTTCGACTTATTTTAGTTAAAGATACATCGTTAGTGGATGTTGTTGTGCTTGTAGTGGTACTAATGTAAGCTTCCAATACATCATTTGCGTTTGTAGGTGTAGTGTAAGTAGCTGTTCCTGCAGTAAGTAATTGTTCTTTTAATTCTACTTTCCATAAATGAACACCTCTATTACCCCATTCAGAAAAAAGTATATTTAAACTTCTTCTTGCAGATTTTAAATCATAGCCAGAGTTAGTACGAACACCACATCTTTCATAAGCCTCTTGAATGATGTCATCTATGTTTAAATCAAAAGATGTAGTTCCGGAGGTTGCCAATTATTTTATGCCTCCAAACTTAAAACCTCTTATTGCTGCTCTTCCGCCTCTAGAAAAATAAGGGCTTTTTTTTGGTAATGAGGGGTCTTTAGGTTTTATTCCTTTAGTAATATTGTCTAACATTCTTTGCTGAGGTAGCATTACATCACCGGACTTTTGTTTTTTACCCAACTCAAACTCTAAATCTGCCATATCTTCTGCTGCTTCTTTTTTTTGTTTTTGAATTTTTTGTTTCATTTTTTTCGGTAATCTTTTATTAAATGTAGCATCAGCGACATCCCTCATATCTTCAGTCATAAAAGGATCTACACCAAACAGCTTACGAAAAAACCCTGTTTTATATTCATCATCTTGTGACATATCTAACTCTTTGACACTTTGTTAGGCATTTTAAAACCACCTTTAGCCATACCACCAAATCTTCTTTTAGTGATACCACCCATTTTAGCGTAACCCATGTTTCTTGTTATACTAGGATTAACTGCTTTCAAAGCTCTTAGACCTGCACCTGCAGATCCTTCAGGAATAGGTTTGCCATTTTTTGAATTAGCTGTTCCACCCATAGCTAAATCTCTGAATGCTATTTTTCTAGCTTTTTCCATAGCTCTTTCTCTTCCTTCACCTGGTTTCATAGCTTGTGCTGATCGAAAAGATAATCTAGCCAACTGTTGAGTTCTTCTTTCCCTTGCTGACAGTTTACGCTCTCCTTTACCTGGAATTACAAAAGGTTTAGGTGCATCTTTCTTAGTTAAAGATGCAGGTTCAGGTTTTATTGTTGATTTATCTTTAGCTTTTATTTTTAATTTACCACCTTCTTCTATTATTTTTACATTTGGTGGTTTTATATTAGGTCTTACTATTGGTGGTTTATTTTTGTTATCTTTTTTTACTTTTGCTTTACCATTTTCTATTGTGATTGGAAAATTTGGTTTTGTATCTACTTTAGGTTTTTTGTCTACTTTTTTAGTTTTCTTTTTTTGTGCGTTTAAATAATCTCTAAGAGTTGCTTTCGTATTACCTGAGCTTTTTCTAAAAGCTGCTAGTTGTGCAACTGTTACTGCTGCTTTTTTCTTTCCAGTTTTTTTATCAAAAAAGAAATCTTTCTTTTGATCTCTAGCTTGTTTTATAGAAGTAGGTTCATCTGTTTTAAATGTGCCTTTTGGATCTCCTTTTTTAGCAATATTGTCTTGATAACTTTTTAACCCTCTATCTTTTTTTTTCTCTACCTTTAAACGCCCTCTGTCAGTTTTTTCTGTAAATTGACTTCTTTTTTCTAGTCTTCTTTTTTTTGCCACAGGACTTTCTTTAGCAGGAGGATCTCCTCTCAATCTTTGTTTTGTTGGAGGTGTTCCTGAATCAACAATTTTTTTTATTTTTTTTAAAAGTTCTTCCATATTAACTCCTAATTTATATTAATCATACCACCGTAGTATTTCTTTGTAAATGTACTTACATTAGTTGGCTTACCTCCAACACCTTGAGCTTTTGCTCTTTTTCTTTTTACGGCACTTCTTCTTTGTCCCTCTGACATTCTTCTAGCTTTTGCTAAAGGAACACATTTAGGATATTTTCTTTTCGCATCTGCTTTTTGCTTACTTCTACCACATGGTGCAAATGAACCATCTTTTCTTTTACTTCCTATGTCCACCCATTTTTGTTTAAACCACTCTGTAAGACCACCTTGTTTTTTTTTATCAATTTTATTTTTTTCTTTTTCGTTATATTCTTTTACAGCTTTATTAAATTCTTTAATATTTTTAAAACCCTCTATTCTACCCATAATTGGATCTATAAAAAAAGGTTTACCTGTTTTTTTATCTATAGGCATTAATCAGTTATTCCCATACCTTTATAATAATTTACAGTTGAGGGATTTGAAAACTCTTGGCCGTCAATATTTAATTTAATATTAGAACCAGGTGCCTCAGGCATATTCATAAATAAACCCTCTGATGCTTTTCTAACTCTTTTAGCAGCACTTGCTACTTTAGATTTTTTAGGTTTTGGTCCTTTAAAATCTTTTCGTTTTACACCACTTGGGTCTTTAATTTTACCTGCACATATTTTTGATGCGTAGCTATTAGCATATGCACTGGGATAAACTGAAAATTTTCTTTTTGCTGCTGCTTTACCTCTTGGACATAATTTAGTCATAATATTACCTTTGTTATATAATCATTATAAAGAACCTAATATTGTCTGTCTAGTTCTGTAATAAAGTTTTATAAACAAAGGTTACCCGAGGTTCCCTACCCTCTTTTGGTGCAGCACCCATATGTTGAATATTCGATTTAAAAACTAATAAATTATTTTGTATAAAAGCATAGTTTTGTTCTTTAGTGCAAAAGCAACCAGACCCCTCTTGTAATGTTTTACTAAGCATAATCATACAAGTATATGCATTCATTTCATGAGCATCTATATGAAACTCTCCATCCTGATTTACATATTGAATATTTGCATACACTCTATTGTATCTTAAATTCATTTTTATTTTATCTAAAATGTTTTGAAAAATAGAATCTGCTAAATAAATATTGTCTGAAAAATCTTTAAAATAAAAAAATTTATCAGAATTAAAGTTAGATGCGTGTCCATACCGATGTTCATTATTAAACAAAACAAAGTCTAATAAATAATCCAAAGTTTTTTTTGGTAAAATATTTTCGTATATTTTTACTGCATTATCCATTTCTTAACTTTTCATTATAGTCGTAATCCTGTAAACCAGGCATAGCTCTGGTATCAAACATTAATTTTTTTTCTTTTGTATAATGAAAAAATATTTGCAAACAATAGTCTCCTTCAAATCTTTCTCTCCAATGTTCTACCTCAAAACCTTTATAAATAACCATATCTCCTTGCTCACAAGAATATTTTTTATCTCCGATGTAAATATCCCAAGGTTGTCCACTTACAAATAATGTTGTAGAAATATAACACTCATCTCTATCTAAGTGTTTTTTCAATACTGCGTTCTTATTGTATATTCTCATATATGTATAGGTTGGGTAAATTTGTTCCTTTGAATATTTTTTAACGATTGGTAAAAACTCTATTAAATATAAATCGTTTAAGGTATCTCCATAATTACAATATGTTTTTTCTGTGCATTGATTGTCTCCATAATGTCCCCAACCATATTTTTTTTCTTCTTCGGGGTAAGAGATATTATTTGTTAATCTAAAATCTAGTATTCTTTTTTTTAAGAAAAAATAATTTTTAATAAAATTACATTCTTTATCGCTTAAAACTTTTTTTATTACCCAAGCTTTTTCTTTTTCCTGCACAATGAGCTCTTTCACTAAATCCTTTTGGTTTAGCACAATTTATACTAGCTTTTCTTTTTCTTGTCCATTTTTTTTTCTGTGGAGGCTTTGTTACCTGTTGCCTCATCTGTCCTCTACCCATTGCCATTATCGTAACCTATACCTCGTTTTTCCTTGTTTGTTTTTGTAAGCCTCTTTGTATTCAAATCTATTTTCATCAGTGCTATAAGATACATGCACCCATCCAGAATGAGGATCTTTTTCTGGATTGTGAAACTCTAATATTAGTTGATCATATTTCGTATTTCTATGTATCCAATTGCTAAGTTCTAAATTACCAACCTCTAATACCTCAATATCTGCCGCTTGACCTTGAACATGTTGAGATGTAATACTACCACCTATTTTTATATTTAATTCTACACACCTATAACCAGAGCTAATAATCATAGGCCTTTGAAAATAATCTCTTACTGGCTGTAAAACATTTACGCATAAATTTCTTAAATTAATAATTTTTTTGTCATTTGGAGTATTATTAATATTATGTCTAATTGCAGTTTGCGATCTAGTAAATTCATGTAAACTAAAATTATCTGATAATTTCATTCAACACTTCCATCTTCTTCTTGCTTGTCTTAATCTAGAGTTAGGATTAGCTGCTGCTTTTGGAAACTTCTTCATTTGTCCTGCACTTCTTGCACAGAAAGATTTTCTTCGTTTTGCAGCTTTACTACCTGGTTTGACTTTACCTGTTACAGCTGTTTTTAATTTACTGCCCGGATTATCTCTTCTATATTTTGCAACCCCCGCTTTTGTCATACCCGCACCAGTTTTAGTTGGTCTAAAGTATTTTTTAGTTTTAGGGGGTTGCTTATCTCTTTTTCTAACCATAATATACTGTAGCTGTTTTTACACTACCAGACAACATTTCTATATAAGCTCCACCTCTAAACAATATACCATCATCTGGTATGTAAGGCTCCATATAATCTTGAGTTGTTGTTGCGGAAGAGTAAAAAAACTTCACAGTACCAGCACCCGATGATTCTCTAAATTTTATTTCTGCATCAGCTGTTCCACCTGTAGTTGCATTCATTCCTCTCACTCTAGTTGCTCCTGAAAAAATTGCACCTAAAGCATGATGAGAATTACCTGCTGATGTATTTGTGCCAACGGCACCAGAGGTAGCAATCTGTGTAACAGTTAAAAAGAACTTACTTGAAAATACTGTTGTATTATTTGGTCCTGTTTTTTCTTCTGTTTGTGCATCTCCATTAATATCTGTTCCAGTTATAGTAAAAGTAACAGTAGATATATCACCGGTAGATGTAAATGACACTAAAGCGGCAGTATTTGTTCCATTAAAAGTTGCAGCTGTACCAGCTAAAGTTAGATTAGCGGCACCTCCAGTAGTTTGAGCCGCAGCCACACTTGTAGTTGAGGCTGCGATAGGTTTGAAAGATTTAACTTGTAATTGTAAACCCATAATTTATCTCCTATTCAAAAACATTTCTACTACAACTTAAATATTGAACATTTAAAGTTTTAGCTTCTGCAGCACCTGCCTCTATTCCTACATAAGGTATAAAATCTTCATCATCAGTCAATGCTGCAGTTTTTGTAGCTATTTGACTAGGTAATACCTCTGTTACAGCAGTACCAGTTGTACCTGATTCAGTAGTAACATTATATTGTATACCATTGACAAAAATAGTAGCTTTTCTATTAGCATCCACTTCAATAACTAAATGTATTTGTGTATTTGCTGCAACTGTGATTGGTAATTGTGATATAAAATCAACTCCACCAATTGAATGAATAAAATGCAACTTTGTAAAGTCAGCAAATGTTTCACTATTAGTAGCATCAGTTTGAAATTTAAAAAATAGTTGATTGGCATCAGTAGCTACCACCTGGTCATTGGTTTTTTTAAAACCTGCCCAAACTTTTACATTTGTAATATTAGTTATATCAATAGAAGTCTCATATCTAATAGAGTTTTCTGTTCCCCATAAAACACCAGTCCAAGCAGTTTGACCTGAATCTAAATGAGGTGCTAATATAGCTTGGTCTTGGTCAGCACCTGCAGTTGTCATCTTCATACCTGCGTGAGCAGTAGGAAAAGCCACTAAAGCATCAGTCATATTAGTTCCTAATACTTCAAAATCTTTATTTTTATCAAAAGTAACATTACCTTGTTTAAAAACTCTTACTGCCAAAGTTGCAGAACCTAAATCTATTGCACCACCTGTATTATTTAAAACTACTACTGTAACTGTATTAGCAGCTGTCACTCCAGCTGTAACTACTAAATCTGTGCTATCAATACTTAAAGATGCAAGTGCAAAATCCCCTAGTACAGCACCAGTAACTGTAACCTCTTCTGCCTCTTCATCACCATCGGCAATACTTCCAAAATCTTTTACTTCAGATGCAGTAAGATAACCATTTAATGCTGGTAGTTGATTAAAGTATTCCCACAAGTCATATCTTCTAGAATCTTGAGGATAATCTCCTCTAGACCTATCTCTAATTTTTCCTGTAGTGGTATTTTTGCTAATAAGCTGCATACCGTTTTCAGATCGTATTGGACCTGAGAAAGTTGTTGTCGCCATAATTTATCTCCTAGTAAAAGATATAGTCCTCTAGGGTGTCTGCCGAGCCAGTCTATATCAGTAAAAAAATCTCGGTAATTACAGTATACAAAAAAAAGGGGCTCTTGTAAGCCCCTTTTAAGATTATGTTAATAAAATTACGCAGCTCCTGGAGAACCAAACATACCTCTTGGATCTGAGAAACCAAAAGAATATCTCTCTCTAGCCTTAAACCTAACATTTCCTGTATCAAAGTCTCCTTCAATAGCAGTTTTTATTGGGCTTCTTACGAACATTTTCATGCCGTTAGGAGCGTCTGTCGTAATGAAAAAAGCATCAGTATCTGTCAAGAAATGATTAATTACATAGCCTTGTGGTATCATACCCATATTTGCTAATGCATTTATATCATTATCTGCAGTACCGACTCTTTGTGGAGATCTTAAAATTCTCTCAGCAGTAAATTGTAACTCTTTTGGAATTATCAACTTAACACCTTGTAGAGATATTTTTAAACCTCTTTCATCTACAAATGCAGCAATGTCAATCAAAGATTGTTCTAATGAAGTCTCTGATAAATCACTTGCAGTAGATAAAGTGTTACTAAAAGTACCACCACTCAATAATGGATGATTTGCATTTAACAATGACACACCATCACCGCCTGTAAATGAACTACTAAATGCATTGTTTAATACATTAGCAGATTTTACTTGCTTGGTGTTTGACATTGATCTAGCTAAAGCTCTTGTATATCTTGCAGCTAGTCTATCATACAAATTGTCCTCTATAGCTTCTTCCGTAATAGCAAATGCCATAGCGATAGTTTCGTGTGTGTACCTTGCAGTAAATGACTCATTTGCGTCATCAAAAGTTACTGCGGCACCCTCAGCTTTAACTGGAGCTGAGCCGAAACCACTAAGCATTACTTCTTCTTCAAAAGCTCTGTCTGATTGTTCAATGTTAGCATAAATCTGTGTATGCTCATTTTCATACCTGTTATATTCCAAACCGAATAAAGCGTTCAAGCCTGGTTCTAACTCTTTTACTAATTGTGTTCTAGATATTGCCATATTTAACTCCTATGCGTGTAATCCAAGTGAAAGAGAAGTCGTCTGACTATCAAATCTAGCTTGATTAGAATTGAAGTGAGCGTTTAATTTAACAATGTAAGGAATACCAGCTACACCAGAAAAATCTGCATTTTCTGGATCTTCTGCTATACCCATAACTCTTAAAAATAGAGTTGCAGTATCTGCTACTCCACTCACATCTAGCACTCCAGTTGAAATACCGGTAGTATTATTACCAGCATCTGCATTTACCATTGGAGCGTTACCAAAGACATTAGCTCTATGAGCTGCTTCAGTAGCTGTTCCAGTATCTGCATCTCCTGCAACTAGAAAAACTTGATTTGGATCGTCATACACAAAAGCCTTTACTGGATGATTCGTATCAGCTCCAGATCCAGGCCAGTTATTAGAGAAAATTCTTTCTCCTGTGGTACTTGAGACATACTCGCAACCATAAAAAACACCCAACGCTGCAACACTACCGCCTGCGGATGCACCTACAATATCAATGAAACCTGTGTTCAAAGGTATAACAGGCGACCCCTGGTAAATTCTGTTGGTGTTTCCTGTGGCTATTCTGTACTCATTAGTACCTGTACTATTATAGTTTGCACCCACTTTGTTATAGGGTCTCAAACCAAAAGCTACATTACTATTAGCCATATTTTATTTCCTTATAAAATAATTAACAAAAAGACTCTCATTTCTTACGAGAGCCACCAAAACTTACACGAGATTGTCTGTCAATATTGACAGGCATCTCAGGTCGTTGTTCCCTAAGAATGTCGTTGTCAACGGATTTTACTTGATCTTCAGTAACTCTTTCAAAATATTTTCTGCGTTGCTCGACCACTTCTTCAGGTATCCTTGCCAACACAAGGCCACCAACCCCAATTAATCCCTGATACTGTCCTTGTTGCACAACTGGATAATCGTGTTCTCCGATCTGATTTTTTATTTCTTCAGCTCTTACAAACTCCCAACCTTCTCTTAGTTTTTTAGATACATTACCGGTATCCATAAAACCAATACTCTCGGTTCTTATCCAACGATGCTTGAACCCTTTTGGTGCAGGGGGTGCATCTAGACTTGATGGTGGAGTCCAAGACTTTGGTCTTTCTTTTCTTTCTTGGGACTCGCGTGAGGTCCTATCTATTTTTTCTTTCATATATTATTACTCCTTCACGAATTTAGCGTATTCTTCTAATGGCACTCCTAGTCTTTTAGCGATTGCTACTTGTGATCGAGTGAGTTTCACAGTTCTGCGACCTTGCTGTTTACGCCCCGCTGAGGCAACAGTTTGAATCGGTTTTTCTGTAGCAAACTTGTTGGGAAAATTATCCCGCAATTGCTTGTCTATTTCAGTATAGTAATCATCAGACTCTGGGTCAAACCCCTTTTCCAATAATTCTGTATGAATTGTAAAGGCAGCATTTGTCATAACCTTATCTTGACCAAACCATTTATTGTCGCTTGCCCACTCTTGTGCTCGAGGACTAGGGTCTGGTTGAGGTGCTTGAGTCTCTTGTTTTTTTACATCAGTTTGTAATTCTTTTTCTTGAGCTTCATATTGTTCTTTTTTCAACTTTGCTTTTTCTTTTTCAACAGCTAATTGTGTTAGCTCTGTTTGAGCTTTCATCATTTCTTCATGATTTTGTTCTTGCATAGCTGATTTAAGTTTGTTTTGAACTTGCTCTGTTTGTGAATTTACTCTGTTTTCATACTCTGCTATAAATGATTTGTCTGCTTTTTTATAATCTGATTCTACCTTTTGGTATTTTGATTGTAATCCTTTTGCATAATCTAAAGCTGCTTTTTCTCTTCTTTCAGCTTCTCTCATTTTTCTAGTAAGTTGGTTAATTCTTTTTTGCACAGAATCAGAATGATCTTGAAGATTGTCATCTTTTAAATCTGGCTCTGCATCTTTCTTTACTTCAGCTTTGACATCTTTTTGTATTGGATCAGAATATCCTAAATCTACAGTTCCTATATCGTCTTGTGCTTCTTCAACTTTTTTAGGTTCGATTTGTATTTCTTTTTCCTCTATGCCGTCTGTATCTAGTTCTATTTGTTGTTGTTCTGCCATATTACCTCCTAAAATAATGCGAGTATGTCCTCGGGTTTTTTAATAGTTCCTATAATTTCATCATCGTTTAAAATGCGATGCTCTCCATATTTAGTTTTAAATCTTGCACCAGCATATCTTCCATAAATTACAAACTGACCTTCTTTACACCAAGGTCCAGAAGGGAATTTAGTTTCATCTTTATAACATAAAGAACCCATTTTAATAACTAAACCAACTACTGTTGTGACCTCCATAGTTTCTTGTGTTTGATCTGATAGAAATACACCTCCCTCTGTTTTATCTTTTGGGATGTGCGGTTTGACTAACAATCTATATCCGGTAGGTTTTGGTAAAATATCGTAATACTCTTCACGCTCTTGTTGCGTCATAGGTATGTTAGGTTTTTTTGATTTGGGTAATATTAGTTTGTCTTCATAGCGTTTAGGTTTTATCAAAGTCATCTAAATCGTTCTCCTTTTTAAGCAGGTCATTAAAGTCCTGTAGCAACTCTTTATAAGCGTTGTATTTACCTCTAGCATACATAAGGTCCTCCATCGTGTCTACACCAGATAGTACATATTCTTTTTGATTTTCAATTTTTTTGTTTATTAGTTGTCTAACTATTCTAAAAGTATCAGTATCGTACATTATTTTTTAATAAGTTTAGTATCTACTTTTTTGTACTTGTCAAAACTGCGTAATCCTGAAATTCCTAACATTCCGAGTAAAAGAGGCATCATGACACTCATGTCAGCTTGTGGTATTGTAATGCCAAAACCTGCACAAATTGGCGAGACCATGAAATTTATTCCTAGCGATATTGCACAAATCCATCCGCACAAGGGTCTCCACGATGATTGAAACCAATTACCTTTTGCTTCTTCTGTGTTTAATTTTATTTGAGCAAGAGCTAATTCTTGAGCATGTTTTTCTGCCATCGTAGATATTTCATGACTTAGTTGTGCTGCTTTATCTTTGTCTCTTACAAATTTTCCAATAAGTTTGGTTGCTGGTCCTATTAATGCAGTAAGTGCCATTATTTAACTCCTATAAATTTTTTACCTTTAACTTGAACATCACTTATACCTTTGATGTCGCTTTTTACACCACCTTCTCTATGAGGACAACCTGGAACAGGTTTGCTAATTGCAATCATAATTCCTATTTTTAATCCTAAAGGACTAGGTCCCTTTTTTGGTGGTGGCCCTTGTCTTTTGCCCTTCATTTTTACGCTCCATATCGTTTCTTATTTTCATTTCTGCTAAATCTAATTTTTCATCAGCTACTCTAATTCTTTCATTAGATGCAGCTTCAGCATCTTCTCTCTTCATTTTTTCTAAGTCTATCTTTTCATCGAACTCTTCTGATTTTCTTTGCATATCCATCATACTAGATTGTGCTCTGTTTTGCAATTCCATAGCTCGTAAATCAAGTTCTCTATTTTTCAACATTACCAATGGCTCTGGCTCTTTAGTTTGTTGCTCTCCCTCTAAATACATTTGTGTAAGTGCTGCTATTTGTTCTGCAATCATACTTTCTGTTTCTGCTAAATACATTTCAGGATTAGCTGCTTCTAGTTCCACTAAATCTGGTCTATTTTGTTTTACATCTAATAAAACTTGTGCTCTAGATTTATAACTTATGTGTTCCATAACATGAGCAGTCAATAATGCATGCACCATAGGGTTTACTTGTACCATTCTTGTTTTCATAAACGCTACATGCGATGCAATATGTGCATCGTGGTTTTGAAAATAAAAAGCAACAGGGACTTCCATTCGTAAAGCACCCGCATTTTCTACACCAGGGTCTCTTGGTGATGGTTTTGCCACAGGTTTTAAAATTTTATCAATGTTTTTTGTCCCCATAGCCTCATATACTCTTTTATAAGCCTCTCTTAGGTCGTGCATTTGAGGATTTGACTGTGCAACTTGCAATTGTTGGCTTGCAAGCGTAATTCTTTGCGACAAACTAAAAATATTTGGGTCAGCAACAGGTATTATGTCCACTTCTGGACTAAAATCCATCATTTTTATCATTCTATCACCACCAACAACAGCATAAGGATAAGATGGAGGTAGATAAGTGCCAAAAACATTGGCTAAAAGTCTAAATTCTAGTCGCATTGCATAATAACAACGCTTGTGTATGGCACTCATGACTCGAGATCCACGCTCCAACAGAGCTAGGGTAGTACCCACAGCTCTGTTTTGCTTATCTTCCCCGGTTTGCATGTCCATCACACCTGCAAATTTTTGTCCAGCTTGTACCACGAACCCTAAAAGCTGCATCAACACTTGGCTTGGCTCTTTAAATGGTAACATCATAAATTGGTCTTTTATATTTCCACCTGGTGCATCAACATCCCTGAATTCTCCAGGTTGAAAAGGTTGATCATCATCTCTGATTCGCAGTCCTCTTGTCTTGAAGCCAGCTGGTAAATTACTTAAAGTACCTGCATCTAGTAATTGTCTTAGTGCAGCAGTTGCAGTTCTTGATAAACTACCAATCATATGTGTTAATCCAAACCCATAAAAACCCAGACCTGGTAAAAACTTGTAATGTATAAAATATTCGTTGCGTCTCATCAAAGGATCATCAGGTCTATAGTTTCTATATATAGATAGTATTTCTTGTGATCCTTCATCTATAGTTACAATGTAAGGTATCTTAATATTTTTTTCTTCTTTCTCCATACCATATTCTTCAATATCTAAATCGACATGCATTTCTAATACATTGAATTGATAATCTTGGTCTCCTCTTTCTTGCACCCCTTCCATCTCATTGTATTTTTCTTGTATGTCATCGCCTTCCATTCTGCTAGGTAGAATGTCCACATCTTTATAAAACCCAGCTTGTTGTTTCTTTAAAACATCATTCTCACTCATCTTAACTATGTGTGTTATTCTTTCGCATTCTTTTAAATCTGTAGCGTAGTAAGGAACAACTAAATCTTCTGCAGGCACAAACTTTGATATTGCTCTCTGCATTACTTCATCGTAATAAATTTTTTTAAAAGCAGAACCTGCTAAAGGTAGATAGAATAACAATTGATCAAAGTCCGGAGTATACTCTTCCATAACTTCTGTAATCATATAGTTCATAAAATCTTTTACTCTTTTAGCTTGTTCAGTTTTCTCTGTTGTGTTATCTCCAACTACTTGAGTATTGACAGGACCAGATGCAGGTAACAATTCTTTATAAGCTTGTGCTTGAAATTGAGTAACAGACTCTGCTAATAAAGGATGTGTAACAGAACTTGCTCCTTGAAAAGGTTGAGACTCATCGTTGTATTTAAAACCTAGTAAATCTAGTCCACTTGTATACGCTTTTTCCCAATCACTTCTAGACTCTTTGTCTTTTTTAAAATCAGTTATTAGTTCACTAGCAAGTCTAGATAAAGTAGTGTCGTCTAATGTTTCGGCTACATTAGAAAAAAAATCGTCAGCCTCCTCTTGTATAGATTCTTCATCTGCTTGTATATCTTCTGCAGGTTGTATAATTTCTACATTAATTGGCTCTTCGTCTTGTTCATCAAGAACAATATCTTCTTCATCTTGTATCATGTAATCCTCGTTACTTTGCTTTTTCTTTCTAGTTTAGTTGGGCATTTTACTAATGTACCATTTTTTGCAGTAACTTTTCTAAATTTTTTTCCCATTGATTCAATAGATTCAAAAGGCATTGTAAACTGTTTACCTTTTTTAATATCTGCTTTTCTTAATGCTTGGTTTTTTGCAACAACTCTTCTAATTAAAGAGCTTCTTCTTCTTCGTCTTCTTTTAGGTTTTTCTAATAGTTTTTGCCCTAGCTTAAGAGCTGCAAGACCTTTTTCTTTTTTATCACTCATATTACACCTTAAATAAGTTTACAGCTAATCCACCCTGTCTGTAAACAGGCATCGGTAAATCTGTCATCCAAGGTTTTACACGCATAGCATAAACTGTAAAATATGCATTTGGATCTTCTTTTGATATTTTTTTTGTGCCTTGGAAATTATATTTGTGTGAAGAAACATGCTCTACTACAGTTTCTTGTTCACCTGTTATAGGATTCCATACTTGAGCATTTTTAGTTGTCTTATATGGCTTATCAGGATTTGATTTTGCCACCCTAATTGGTTTAATATCTACCTCAGGATCTAATCCATATTTTTCTGCTAATATTCTCATTTGTTGTGGAATCGTTGCTTGTTCGCCAGGAGTTTTTGTGACACCTTGTCTTGTTGTCATCTGTAAAGCAGTCTGTGTACCTTTGCCCTCATAGTTACCATAAAATTCTGCATTACCCACACTTCTTGCAGCTTTGTAATGTCCTCTTTCAAAAGGGGTAACTCCCACCCAATCAAGACCTTGTTTGGCTGCTTTCTTTAACATTAGATTGACACCATATCTAGCCCACTCTTCTTTTTTTTGAAAAGGCATATAGTTAATATTTTCAGTTTCTGTAACTCGTGGTGGTTTGCTAGTTTTAAGATCGACTGTTTTTAAATACTCATTTTGTTTTACTATTCTTTTTAATTCATTTAATTCTTCCCTATTCATTTTTGAACCTTTAACTGCAAGTTCATAAATAGATTGATCATTAGCTTTTAGTTTAGCAGCAAAAGCTAATTTATCTAAACCTTCTCTATTAAAAGGATTAACTCTTATTTTAGGTAACTCTTTTTTAAAAGCCTCATTAACTCTTCTCAATATTAGTTGTTCTTTTTTTTCTTTTTTTAATGCTTCTAATTCATCAGGGTTTAATTTATCTAATTGCTTTTTTTTAATTTTAATATCTGCATCTGTTGCTTCAAATAATTTAGGATTACTTCTTTTTAACATATCTACAAATCTATTTCTTATTTCTATAACTTTTGTTTGATTTGTTTGATTGTTATCAAATTGCATTTCATCAATCATTAACACTTTTTCTTTTGAGTTTTCTAAACTTCGTGTGGTGCCTCGTATATGCATTAGTTGTCCTAACAACTGTTCTCCTCTAACATCACTTTGAAAATGTTTAATAATGCTTCTTAAATTAGGATCTAAATTTTTTATTAAGTCATTGTCTATATATGCTACGGTTTCAAAATAATCATCTCCTCCTGCGACTCGGTATTTATCATAATTACCATACACATCTTGTGGTACAGCGTTTTGTCCTCTTTTATTTCTATCAAAAGTTTTTGCAAGTTGTGAACTGTCTTTCATAATATCATTAAAATTAAATGCTTTGGGATAATTTTTTTTTATAAAATCGTCTAAGGCTTTTTTCTTATAGCCTTTAAAAAATCCAGCATCTTGAACTTGTTTTGCTTCATTCAGTAAACTGGTTAAATGACCAAAACTATAACCAGATCTAATACCGTCACTTAGTTTGCTCTCTAATGAAAACAACGCATAGTCTGCTCTTTTAGCTAAATTTATTCCTTTCACATCAACACTACCCAAAGCTTGTTTTAATTCATCAATATCGTCTATAAAAGTGTTCATAGTTTTAGCAACATTTTTTGTGCCATACTCTAAAGTTTTTATTCTGCTAACAGGGGAGTTAAATATCATATCTAATATCTCTGTTCTGCCTAGTACAGCATCAGCACCAAGGGAAGAATTTTTCAATTCAAACAAAGCTCCAGATACTAATTTATTTTTATCATCATATACTGCAATGTTCGCATCCTCTACTTCTTGTTGTCTTACTTTTGTTTCATACATCGTTCCGTTTTTTCCGGTATATTTTAATCGCATATCTCTCTTAAAAAAATCTTCCCAGTATTGTATTGGCTTTGCTTTCATAGGTGTATTCAATGCAACAAAATCATATAGGGCTGAACCTATTCCATACGCATCACTATTTGGATCTGCTAGACCACCCAATGTTAAAGGATTCTTTTTTACTCTCTCAGCCACATCGTCTAATACTTGTCTTTCTGCTGTGACATTAACCAAAGATTCTGCAACACTTTTTTGTATAGGTGCAGGAAGGACTTCTGGCTTGTCTACTAATAAAGCTGTTGTTCCTTTTTCTTGTAAGTTTAGTGGTTTTTGTAAATCAGGATTAAGTAAACCTAATTTAGGTTTAATGTATTGACCTATGTTTTTTACTATCTGTTTTCTATTTAAGGCACCAACTATTCCTAGTCCTGTCGCACCAACAGCACCCAAGCCTTCTAAAAAACTTAAACCATCTTCATCTTGTGTCTTGTTTGTTTCTTCTGTCATTTCTTTTTTGGTCTACCTCTTCTGCCTTTTTTCTTTTTAGGCATACATTCACAAAGTTTACCAAACAATCTTTTTTTTATTTTTGTAAATACCTCTTTAATTTTTTTTATCATTTCATCCTCAATAATATTTATATTGTTTAGGAGCTCTTTCTTCATTGTCCATATAATCTGAGTATAGCTCAACAAAGTTGCCTTGGCGATACCTTAACATCGCTTGTGTTGTGCTATCGACATAATCATCATTGGCTCCATTAGGAAAAGCTGCACATTCGTCTATAACTTCTTCTGCAAACCTTTCACCTTCAGGGTACCAAATTGAACCACTTTCAAACAAAGGTGCTACTGCGTTTACTCTTGTGTATTTATCATTTCCCTTACTAGGTGTAAAAGGAACAACAGGTATTCCCATTCTTCTAAACTCTTGTGTTAAAGGTTCACCACTTGCTTTTTGTTCTATGATTACTGTTTCGGGTTCCCAGTAATTATATGCATCTTGTGCTACAACTTTTAATTCAGGAAAATCATACTTACCTCGAAAAGCATCAAGTAAAATTACTTGAGGAGGTCCACCTTCTTCAGGAAAAAAAATACCCCAAGTCGTTATCGCAGAATAGTCTGCTGTTTCTTTTTTACTAAATGCTGTATCATAACTTTGTATAACATGCACTAAATTAGGAACACCATGTCCTGTCCACTCTTGCCACCACTCTCTTTTTATTATTGCTCCTTCGTCAGAAGTTGGTTCTTGCATATATTGAGCTGACCAATTACGAATTGGTATAGATGCTTTTACCTTTTCTAAATCTTCTAGGTTCCAATACTCAGGCCATACAGGATTACCTGATGGTAGTATTGCAGGAAAAGATATTTGCTGCCACTCATCTGCTTTCGGTTGGGTTTGAGCCTTGAGTAATCTGCCAGTCAAATCATCCTCGGCCCATCGTGTCATTACCAAAAGTATGGAACCTCCAGGTTGTAATCTTTGTCTGGGTCCTGATGTGTACCATTCATACGCACGCTCCATAGCCATATCTGACATTGCATCTTGTTCCGTGTGTGGATCATCAATAATCAATAAGTCTGCTCCACGACCCGTGATACTCGCACCAACACCAGCAGCATAATATTCTCCACCTTGATTTGTTTCCCATCTACCTTTTGCTTTGGAGTCCTCACGAAGTTTCACATCCCCAAAAATTTGTTTGTATTCTGGTGAGTCAATAATGTTTCGAACCTTACTACCGAACCTTACTGCAAGTTCGGTGTTATGAGAAACTTGCATAATTTTCATTTTAGGATTCTTTCCTATAATCCAGGCAGGGAAGTATACGGAAGCAAACTCAGATTTCGTGTGTCTTGGAGGCATATTTATAATGAGCCTCCCTTTTTTTTCGTCAGATATTTTAGTAAATTGATTAGCTATTAACTGATGATGACCATAATTATTTTGGTTTTTTGTTTTTCTATATATAAACTCGGGCCATATTTCTTTTACAAAATATAAAAAATTATCTTGAGATAATCTTATATGTTCTATCCATTTCTTTTCAACTTCCAGTCTAAGATTTTCTGTTGTCATTAAATCTGTTTGCATAATCTATTTATACAATACCCATATCGTTTTAGCAATATATACATGTATTCAACTGGCCTAAACTAGGCGTGTCAACAGGTGTACGGTGTCGCTGTGTCGGGAATGCATTTTTTACAAGTTTATAAAACTATAAAGAAAAGAGCCTTCTAAAATTACAATAAAAAAAACGGCAACCTTAAAAAAAGATTGCCGTTAAAATGGGATTATCTGTTTTAGAATTTTATAAAGAAATCATAAATAAAATATGACAACCAACCTAAAGTCCACAATACAGAGAATCCTAAAAAAATTAATATGCAAATTTTAGTCATTGTTAAACCTATCACTAAATGCGAATTGAGATGTAGTAAAACTGTAATTATTCATCACTTGTTTAGTTCTCAATTCTTTATAAACATTTTTCCAAAAGTCTATTACTTTTGTACTGTACTTGTCTCTCTCAAGTTTAGCAATGTGGACTTGTACTTTTATCACTCTTGATAACAATCGAAACCTTTCGGTTTCGATTGTTAATTCTTGAATATCTTTTTTTAAATCCTCTTTTGAATAATATTTTTTCATTTTTTTTATCTCCTAATTATTGATTGAATTTCTGCTAAATATTCATTTACTCTATTCATTAAAAAATTAGTCGTTTCTGTATTTGGAAATTCTGCTTTCGTTTCGCAAATCGCTTGTTCTAATTTAGAATATAGCATCTGATAATTTAACTGCTTTTTTTGTTCACTAGAAATATTGTTTGATAATTCGGTTACTCTTGATTGAGTAACCAAATTATTATTTGTTATTAATTCAAAAATATCACTCATTATGCTTTTCTCTTTTTTGAAGTAACATTTAAAACTTCTCTAGTAATATGAAATTTTACTGTATTTCTAGGTTTCGTTTTATACTTCTCATAAAGATTGTCATCTTTTAATTTTTGAGTATCAAGAATATAGTCTGTACTTTTAATTATCTGTAATACAATTTTTTCTAATTGATTATCAAAAGTATGAGATACTTTTTTTCCTAATAATTTAATTGCGTCTTTTTTTGAATTAGCAATAGACTTTGAAATTTCTTTTCTCTGTTTCTCTAATTGCTCTATTCTAATAATTAAACTATTAAGATACTGCTTTTTGTTTACGATTTTTTTTACCATTGTTTTAAACTCCGTTTAGTTATTTGGTTTCAAAAATATGTTTTTAAACATACTTTAATAATAATGTATTATCCGAGAAAGTCTATATAAAAATTAATGCAAACCTAATTTTTTCTGGAAAGAACAACTATAAAATCAGCTGGCGTTTTTTTTACTATAAGAAATGGGAATGGGAAAACGCTTTTCAAAACGGGAACGGGAATACCTCCAGGAAAGTCACATCACTTTCCCACCCGTGCGGTCCTGGCGGCTGCCAAAACAATAATATAGAAAAATTTTCTAAACGCTTTTAAAAACGGGAACGGGAACTATTTGCAAAAATTAAGAATGAAAAGAGAGATTGCTAGATATAGCAATCCCTCTAAAAATAAATAGTCTAGCAAATTTGAAAGCCTCCTGATTGGCGACAAAATTGCATAAACTCAATAACATTATCTTCCGAAAATGGATAAGAAGATTCATAATTAAACTGTTTTTGAATGTCTTCCCATTGAGTATTGAATGGTTCTGGATAATCTCTAGGAACTAGATTATCTTTTCCAGTTTTTTCTGCAACAATCTTTTTTAGTTCTTCGTGTTTCTGCTCTACAATTTTATTTTCTTTTTCTGCTTTCTTCATTTTAACTTTGTAAAACATTTCAACAGCTTTTACTCTTTTTGTTTTGAGTTCTTGCTCAAGTCTGTCAGCAATTTTTCTAGCTTGTTCTTCGCTTACTTCATAACCATCATTATGATGCCAAGATTTTTGTTCATCTTCTGTGAACTCATTTCCCATCAACTGCAAAACATAATTCGCTAATGGTCTCCACCACCATACATTGTTTCTAAAGTAATGACCTGGATTTTGTTCTTCGAATTTTTCTCTAGCTTTGAAATATTCTTTCTTCTCCTCATCTGATGGCTTTTTAGTCCAATCAATATAAGGTTCTTTTCCTTTTAATTTTGGATTTTGTCCGTATAAATCAAATCCCATTTTTTCCTCCGTTTGGTTTGGTTAAAAATATATTTTAACTATTTTAACGGATAATTGCAAGTTTTTTTTTATTTTTCTAGGTACTAAACTACCTTGAAAATTAAACTGGTGCATTTAAACGGCTTGACATTTTTATCATCACCCACTTTCCAGCCCGGCGGGGCTGGAAAGACCATAATGTACAAACCAAATAAAAAACGCTTTTCAAAACGGGAACGGGAACTGTGTTGTTTTCCCACCCGTGCTGCGGTGCGCGGCCAGCTTCTAAACTATAAATATAAAAAAAATCCGTTCCCGTAGAAAACGGGAACGGGAATTGTTAGTCCTCTGCCTTTGGAAAATGGTCAGGGCTTTTTCCGAAGTCCTGGTAATATTTCATTAGACCTTCTCTGTCTATTATTTCAATGCCCTCTTTCTTTACTTTAATAAACCCTCGTGCCTCGAAATCTTTCAAGGCCTCTATGAAGTGTGGGTCTTGTAACATTAATTTTGTTATTTCTTCCATTTTTATTCTCCGTTTGTTTAGTAGCTTGTGTGGTGGTACTAGAAATTTTGTTAACGCCACCACATCAGCTCTTCCGCTACATTATTATAATATCATATTTATCGGATAAGTCAAACCCAAATTTTTTCTATGACCCAAGTCATGCATATCATAATGCAACTTCCCGCGCGTCCCGCGGCCAGCTCCGATTACCATAATACCTTTTCAATTGTAAAACGCTTATCAGAACGGGAACTACTGCAAGTAGTAAGTGAGCATAATTAGCAAAAAACAAAATGCTAAAAGAGTAGTCTGTGGGATGAACACCGCACAGACTAATAAAAATAAAATTAAGGAGCCCATTAAAACTGCCTAATGAGTACACGACCCTCAGGTAAGTAACTAACCCAGGTCTGTCCCTCTAAGTCTTCTTTGCTTTCAATGTCACTATAATCATCCTTCAGTTGGTCAAAAGAACTATACTCTGCATAGTCACAACAAAAGCCGACAGGGTCATACTCGTTTTTGTTGTTGTCGTCTCTCTCTTCTTCCCATTCAAAGATTTGCTCCCAAGCCTCATAGCTAAATTGCTTCCAGCGTGAGTGCTGTCGCACCTGCTCAATAAAATTTTGTTTATTTAAAGTTATTATCATAATTATTTCTCCGTTTTATACAGGATAATATAACAGGGCTTTCAAGATGTCAAGAGCTTTTGCTGCTGTCACCTGGAAAAGCTGCCAGTCCTCCGTACACGGAACTCGCAGAAAACTGGGATTTTTGAACGGCGTTTTCCCACTCGCCGCAGGGCCGGAAATTACCAATACCTGGAACAAGAAACCCGAGTTTTCTGGGCGCAACGGGAACGGGAACCCCAGCTTCCCGCTCGCTGCGGCCCTGGCCAGGATCTACAGGAGACTAATAACCTTTAAAATTTTTTTTTCGATTGTGGGAGTGGGAACGGGAACGGGAACTCCAGGTTCACGGACCTCGTATAGTTTGGGCGGTTCATGCGTGACGGGCCAGTTCAAGATAAAACTTTTTCCTCCACACGCTTTATATTTTAAATGCCAAGCTATTTGATACTTAGAAATGTTTAAATTCTTAGCCTGATTAGCCTTTAGTTCTAACCAAAAAGATAATCCTTCATAAATGCAATAAACATCAGGAATTCCGTTGATTGTAGGACTTTCTATTTTAGTGAAAAAAGCTCCATCTAATTTCTTTTGAATCAGATTAAGTCTTAACCAAATTTTTTTTTCACTTAACTTCTTTTTTAATAGGCGTGACATCTATTATACTTGCTCCATCATCAATTTTATTCTCTATTTCTTGTAGCCTTTTTTCTAATTGTTCTCTTGACATGCCTTCAAGAGTGCTATGAACTACCTCTTTTTTATCAATAAATTGTCCTGCAAGTTGTCCTGAACGAAACTCTGCTGCTATAGCTCCGGTGTATTGTCCTTTTTGCTCTGCTCCATCTCTTAATCTTTCAAAGGTTTTATATCTTCTTAATTTATCTTTTTCATATTTTTCTGTTTCTTTACTTAATTTGTATTCTAAATATCTGCACACATGAGGATTAAGATTAGGATTGGTCAGTCTACTGGCTAAAACCATTGCAGCATCTTTATTTTTACTTTTGTATCCAGCTTGGATCAATGCATCAACTTTTGTAATATTACCCCAATTGTTAACAAGAATATCTACATACTTTTTTTGTTTTGTTGTTAAATCTTTTTGTGTTCTTACTATTTTTTTCTTTTGTGGCATATATAACTCTATAGCATAAATTTATTTATAAAAATTTTGCATAGGTGCCTCCATTGTTTTCCTAAAAAACATGAAAAATTCCTGTTTTTTTCCCAAAACTTTTTCTCTGTAAGGTGCAGTATCTCTAGCTTTTGCATCTTTTCCCAAAACTTTTGCTGTTTTATAAAAGTTTTTTTAAAAAAAGTTTGTATATACATATATATAATATAGCTTGACAATTATCTTGTAAAATCCTATGTTTATGTTGAAGATAATTATTCATTATTGTCTTCTCCGTTTGGTAAGTGGTAAGCCAATATTTCCTAATCAATTGATTGGCTTACCACATTTATGTAATCACACTTAAAAACACATTTGATATAAACACACAAGATGTATATATAGCTTCTTTTCGCACTATTCTCATTTTTTTTCTTATTGTTTTCTTTTTAACAATATCTTGCGTGCCTTTAAAACATTTTAATAAATGGTTATATCTATGCCAGTAAACATGTTTAGTTTGAAATCTTATGTTATCTAAAGTTATTGCTTTTTTATATGCTGAAACTACATTGTCAGGATCTAACATAGCCCAATTACAAACTCTATCAAAATCTTTACTATTAGAGATTATCCAGTTGTGTGCGTTTGTTTTTAAAGTAGCAGATTTTCTATCAGTTCTATCTATCATAGTGTCCTCTAAAGCGTTAACAACCACCGCCCTCCACAAGTAATTTTCTACATCACAATTGTCATGACTTAATAAATCTCTTGAAAACTTAAAACCAAGTTTATATAAAAACTCATTAGAGGGAGGTTGAAATTGTTGTTTAGTTGCCATCCTTGTTAATCGACCTAAGTTTTACAACATTATTTTTTGACAGACTTTTCAAAACTACTTCAGGATTATAAACATCAGAATAAAAGTTAACATCGTAGCCATATTCATAACCAATATGCTCTCTTTCATACAATTTTACGATAATATCAGAAACTTTTTTGTACTCATCATCGGTAAGTTTGTTTTTTAACATTTGTAATGTTTTTATAAATTTTATTGACACAAAACCTCACATAAAATAGATGGCCTCATGTTTCGTGTTTCTTGTTTCGTGTTTCTTATTTACAATTTATAGAGTAATGATTTAAAGTCAAGGCACAAATTTTTATGTGCCTCGAACATGTTCACCATTTTTTGATTTTTTAATCATATCTTTCTTAAACTTGTTAAAGTCCATTTTTTTATCTTCTGCTACATTGGATATATAATCATTTATTAACATGGTCAAAGTCCCTGCTAATTTTCTATTTTTTAGATAAGATACACCCCGTGCTGCATGATAATCATCTATGTTAATAGTAACACTTTTCCACTTTTGTTTGTCCATATTTAAACCTCCTTGTTATATTAATCGTGACAAAAACAAACATCATCTGACTTATCAAAGTCAAACAAATCCAACTGGCTTTTACTAATCTCAAGCATAGTTTTATAATCAGGTCTGTCGTGTCTGAATTTAAATCCATCTTTTGATTTTGTGCCGATTTCTTTTTTTTCTTGGTCTATCCACCATTGTGCTTTTTCAGGATAGTTTTTCATTATATTCATAATAGTATTTTTACCTTTTAAG